TCTCCGTCAATTATTAGACGCTGGTACTTTATCGAACTTACCTGCAGGATTTAAACAAAGAGGAGTTAGAGTCAGAGACGAAGCAGCCCCTATACAACCAGGTGAATTTAAGGATGTCGATGCACCAGGTGGAAATCTAAGAGATGCTTTCTTTCCATTACCATACAAAGAACCAAGTCCTACATTATTAAATTTACTTGGTGTAGTAGTACAAGCTGGTCAAAGATTCGCGGCTATTGCTGATATGCAAGTGGGCGATGGTAACCAAGCAGCTGCAGTTGGAACCACAGTTGCACTTCTAGAACGTGGCTCACGTGTGATGTCTGCAATACACAAAAGATGTTACGCAGCTATGAAAACAGAATTTAAATTATTATCAAAAGTTGTTGCACAATATCTACCACCTGAATATCCATACGATGTTATTGGTGGTCAAAGAAATATTAAGCAAGCAGATTTTGATGACAGAATAGATATCATACCAGTAGCGGATCCAAATATATTTTCTATGTCGCAAAGAATTACACTTGCACAAACACAATTACAAATTGCAACATCAAATCCACAACTACACAACATGTATCAAATTTATAGAAATATGTATGATGCAATCGGTGTAAAAAATGTTGATGCAGTATTACCACCACCGGCGCCAATGGCACCGATGGACCCAAGTATGGAACATATTAATGCAATGGCGATGAAACCATTCCAAGCTTTTCCTGGTCAAGACCACAGAGCACATATCACAGCGCATTTAAACTTCATGTCAACAAACATGGTTAGAAATAATCCATCAATTATGGCTGCAATACAAAAAAATATACTTGAACACATATCAATTATGGCTCAAGAACAAGTTCAACTTGAATTTAGAGAGCAAATGCAACAAATGATGATGATGCAACAGCAAGCAGCAGTCAATCCACAGATACAAGCACAACTTCAAGACCTTACAAACCAAGTTGAAGCACGAAAAGCTATCTTAATTGCTGAAATGACAGAGGAATACATGAAAGAAGAGAAACAAATTACTTCTCAATTTGATTCTGACCCTCTATTGAAGCTAAAATCACGTGAAGTTGACCTTAGAGCGATGGAAAATGAGCGTAAAAAACAAAATGATGAGGCAACACAAGATTTAAACAGAGCAAAATTGATGCAAGCACAAGAAATAGCTGAAGATAAGATGGAACAGAACGAAGATTTAGCAAAATTACGTGCTGGAGTCAGTCTTGCAAAGACGGGTGTACAACAAGCGCAAGTTATGGTAGAGGATAATTAATAAAAGGAGCAAAAAATGCAAAAATTAGACAAAATTAAAGATGTTAAAGTTGCAGAACAGAGTATTGAGGTAGATCCTAGATCTAAAACTACTGCTGATGGCGCTTTTAACTATATTGCTACAGGAAAACCTGAAATGCCAGTTGGCGGTCAGAAAAGAATGTTAGCAGAGAAGAAAAGAAACTCTAAAGCGTACTAATTATGTGGTTATCGGCAATCAAATTAGCCGTTTCTGCTGGAAGTAAGATTTACGCTAACAAGCAGAAGACGAAGATGGCAATGTCAGATGCACAATTAATGCATGCTGAACGTATGGCCCGAGGTGACGAAGCTTACCAGGGTAAATTGTTAGAAGCTAGACAATCAGACTGGAAAGACGAGGCGGTCCTCATAATATTAAGTTTGCCCGTGTTGGTGCTCGCTTGGGCAGTCATATCGGATGACCCGACAGCGATGGACAAGGTAAAATTATTCTTTGATATGTTCTCGCAGCTCCCGTCATGGTTCACAAATCTTTGGATCCTTGTCGTGGCGTCAATTTATGGTATAAAGGGTACACAGATTTTTAGAAACGGAGGAAAAAAATAATGTCTGGATTTGTAAAAGCAGGATTTAGTTTTTTAAAAAATTTAGGTAAGGGACAAAAAACTACTGGCACTGAAGTTATTGATAAATTTAAACCAGGCACAGAATTTAAAGGCACTCCGAAATATACAAAACAAATGATCCAAGCCAGAAGTGAGGTACAGAAAAAATTTAAACCCATAAACGAAGGCATTGCAAACGAGACAAGACAGTTAAGACAAACACTTCAAGGTATGAGAGGTGAAAGAATTACACAATCAGGTATCTCAAAAGGTAAAGATGTAAGTCCAGGAATCTACAGCCCTAAAAAGAAAATTGAAAAAAAAGCTAAAGGTGGCAGAGTTGGTTTGAAGTTTGGAAGTAAAAAATCAAACGTACAAAAAATAAAAGAAACGTTTGGACCAGGAAAAAGCAATCCTAAAAAAAGTGCAGCTAAAAAGAAAAAATTTCCTGATCTGACAGGAGATGGTAAAGTAACATTTGCAGATATCTTAAAAGGTAGAGGAGTTAAACGTGGCTAAATTGTGTCCTAGAGGTAAAGCGGCAGCAAAGCGTAAATTCAAAGTTTACCCGTCTGCATACGCGAACATGTACGCATCAGCAGTATGTTCAGGTAAAGTTACACCAGGTGGCAAAAAGAAAAGAAAAAAAGCTATGGGTGGCGGAATGATGGATAGAGCCATGTATAAAGGTGGTGGAGCATGTAAGTTAGCAATAAAAGGTAAAGGCAGAGCTTACGGAAAGAATTCGTAATGCGAGCTTACTACTCAAAGGGAGGACTACGAGAATGGGTAGCACAAAAAT